TGTGTCCTCAACACACAACTACGTTGTGAATGGTATTATAACGCATAACTCTTCGTACATTGCTCAGGACGCTGACATAGTTCTTCTAGTTGACAGAGACCCCAAAAACAACGACATGGGTGTCATGATAGATAAAAATCGCAACCGAGGCAAACTCAGCGATAGAGTCAAAAGTTGGGGAGATATGACAGAGCGCGAGATAAACACTGTCTATCTCGAGTTCAACAACACCAGACTTAAAGAGAAACTACAGTAAAAAGCTCTTGTTTTTCTGCCGCGTTTGTTTTATTATAAATACCATAATAAATCAAGGAGGAAAAATGGCAAAAAGCGTTAACCAAGTAGTACTGATGGGCAGGCTGACACGCGACCCAGAGCAGAAGACTGTGCCCTCTGGCAAAACATTGGTCAAGTTTGGGCTTGCCGTCGATGGTACGAGAGACGGACAAACGAGCTTTTTCGATATCACTGCGTGGGAAAAGTTAGGTGATTTGGTTGTTCAATATCTCAAAAAAGGGCATCGCGCAATTGTGGTGGGAAGGCTTCAGCAAGAAACCTGGGAAAATAAGGAAACAGGCAAAAAACAGAGCAGGGTAGAGATTGTAGCTACAGATGTGGTATTCCTTAACAACGACACACAGAATATGCCACGCCCAGCTACATCGACAGACAACCTAGAACTAAGCGATATACCTTTTTAGACTAAAGTGCAAATCTGATAATAGGCGTTGACAAAATAGTGTCTATTCATTATTATATAAAGCATAAACAACTAAGCGAAAGGTGGCGGAATGAGCGATGACGAGATTCTACGAAAGTTAGAAAATCTAATCGATCCAACATTTCTTGACCGCGCTTTGGGGGGCGAACCATGGTGCGAGTAAAGACTACAAAGATTAATGGTGCGACAGAATACGCAAAAGTAGCTGATCGCTTAAAGGTGTTTTGGGAGGAAAACCCAAACGGCAAAATCGAAACTGAACGGGAGAATCTGCCCAATAATAAGATCCGCTTCATTGCACGTATCTGGCGGAATGGCAGCGATGTCACAGATTTAATCAAGACAGGCGCGTCGTTAGAAGTGATTAAACTCAGCGCTAATTCCACCGCTAGTGCTGACGCCACTAAAAAAGGTGACAAAGAGAACGAAAAGCTTGAAACCGTCGCTGTCGGTCGGGCTTTAGCTATGTTAGGTTATTTGGCAAGCGGTGAAGTAGCGAGCCGTGAAGAGATGGAACAATTCGAGGAATTTAAGTCACAGAAAATTCTTGAGGAGGTAGAAAAAGCTATCGACGAACTGGATTCTGCTAAAACTATGGAAGAACTGAGAAACATCTTCGTGTCTCTGCGCCCGGAAGTCCGAGCTAATAATAAAGTCATCGAAACTAAAGATGCGCGTAAGACAGCGCTCGAGGAGATAAAATGAAAATTATAAAAATAGAGCAAAACTCGGATCAGTGGCTCGACTACCGAAAGGGCAAATCTGGCGGTTCAGAGTTCAAAAACCTGTACATCAACGGCTTGCCGAAGATTGACGTCATGAAAAAACTATTAGATGAGAGAGAAGTCGGATATCCAGCAAAAGCAAAAGCAGGCGAGCTAGCGGCACTTCTAAGCCCAGAAGATATCGCTGGGCTAAAGCTGGCGGCCGACCCAAAGAAAAAGTACTACCAAATGATTGCTGAACGTGTGGCTCGTCCAATTACTCCGAATGACTATGTTGATAGGTTAGACGGACAACCATTCTCTATGCTTGCTCGCGGGCATCTTCTCGAAAAAGAGGCACTAGAACTTTTTAGCGAAAAAACTGGGCTTAAACTTTTAGACGAGAGTGTGGTCTGGGAGCGTGACGACAATCCTAATATCTACATCTCACCTGATGGCGTTATTGTGGATAAAGAGCCTCTGGACGACTTGTCAGACTTGATTATCACTCGAGCGGCCGAGGTGAAATGTCCAGAGAGCGATGAAGCCGTAAAAGCGTACCTGACAAACCAGTACCCGCAAGAATACAAGCCACAAGTAGTGAAGTATTTTGTAGTAAATGAGAACCTACAAAAACTGTACTTTATTGTCTACACAGACATGATTCCTGGTCTTGAATTGCAGGTGTTTGAGATTACTCGCGAAGATGTCGCTGATGAGATCGTAGCTGCAAAAGCCTTTGAGGACGCTGTCATGAAAATGATAGATCGCGATTCTGCGAAGATTGCTAACCTAGGATTTTAGTATGAAGCCTAAGAAGACTTATAGCGAGATTAAAAAACGTGCTGAAGAACTAGCCAAACTAGAAAAAACTGCACCATACGGACGGTGTGTTCTTTGCAATCTAGCCCTAGAGAAGTCTGATATTGAACAAAAACTTTATCCAAACACGCATCAAAATTGTAAAAATAATCATTACGGAGACTAATTTATGAACAAGACAAAAGATAATTTGCCCGAGCTTGTGGGATATATCGTTGGAATATCGATTGCTACTGTTGCGGTAGCAATCGTAGTGGCTTTAGGCATCAAATTTATCATGTGGATTTTCGGTTGGTAATCATGGATAATCAATTCGATATATTTCAATGGGCAAGCTGGGCAGACGCGAATAAGAAAGATTTGACAGTCAGCCCGTTTCTGTTCAACAAAAATTACACACCATATGCCCTGCGCACTTCGGAAGAATTAGAGCAACAGCTGAAGACCTTGTTTCTTTACGACATAATCAGTGCTGTGGAGATGGGAGCGGCGATCGGGCTGACTGTCCGAGACTTCGCCGCAAGTGAGCAGACGAATGACACGCTGCTTTACAGCGAGCTCGAGAGTATCCAGAATGCCAATACGCTCGTTCATCTAATCGAAGACACAATCGGTGTTGAAGCGTTCAACGAGTACGAACACGAACTGAAACGTATACATGGTATTGCGGTGCAGTTCAAAAAGCGATCTCGCCCTGAGCAAACTTTCTATATTGTTAAGCAGTTGCAGAAATCCCAAATACTGGATAGAAATCTGTCGTGGCAAATTAAGGGAGACAATCTTTGCACACTTGATATTGATGGGACTATCAAGATGCCAGTTGACAATCAGGTGTTGATTGCCGGCGGCAAAGTGTTTGCGTTTAATCCAAAGAAATTTGTTGGGCTGTTCAGGCAAGACCCATCGAAGGGTACAGCGGTGAAGCTAATCATTAAATTACTAACAAATAAGTTTGCGCTGGCATTTCCTGAAGGGCTGTCTCTAGAACAGCTGGCCAATGACAACAAATCGCTAACGGCCGCGCTTATAAAGCTGGACACTGAACACCTACCGCCGTTAGGAGACATTGTTGACTACGCTGATGAAATGAATTTAGCGCTTACAACAAATGATGAAGGAGGTGTTGTTATTATGGACAGCCGCGACGCGATGATGTTTGTCAACATGCTATCTGACAACTATGTGGACAGCGGTCTAACGGGAGCACACTATTTGGTGAAAAATAAACAGCTGATAAGCGGCGATGCGCAGTTAAACATGAATATTTAATATGCTTAGTTTGAAAAATAAATGGAGATACCAAAGGAGTACTACAATGAATAAACAAACTTTGATCACGATAACCGGGATTTTCGGAACCGTTCTGTTGGTAGCTGTCGCTATGCTAGGTTACGCGGTCCACACAAATAATAAGGGTGTCAGTTACGAGGAGCGAATCAAAACCGACTATTCAAATATTGACAAAGAACTTCAGCGGAAATACTCAGTCTTCACCAACATGGTAGAGGCTATCAAATCGTACAACAAATACGAGGGTGAAACACTCACGAAAATAATTGAAGCTCGCAAATCTGGCGATATCAGCACAGGCACGAAGATGATTTCTGCTCTTGTTGAAAAATACCCAGAGCTTCGGTCGAGCGAACATTATAAGACCTACATGACGGAGATTTCGATTACCTCTAATCGTGTAGCTAATTATGTTGAGACCTACAACAAGTCAATCCAAGACTACAACTCATGGTCGCGCAAATTCCCTGTGAATGTATTTTACCACCAACAGAAGTTTGATTTATACAAAAATCCTAACTCGGACAAGCAGATAGATGGCAAGCTCTTTGAGTGATTTTCTCAATAATCGTAATGCTATCATCGTATCTGTACTGGCGCTGTTGGCTCTTCTTGGGCTGACAGCATGGCAGTGGACTTGGTGGAGTAATGCTATCGATAGCGAGGGAAGAGATTACAGAGTCGCCCTAAAGTTTGACGAGTCTAACGCAAAGGAGTTCCCGTATGCGGTCAAAACCCAGCAAGGAAAACTCTATGCCAAGGGAAAGATTACTTCGCCAGACAAGCTTCTGACAGACACGAATATAGACGGGAAGTGGCTAGCGATTAGAAAAGTCTATCAGGAATACCGTTCGCATACAGAAAAGTATTTATGTAACTGTATGCCTAAAAAGGGGTGTGATGTATGCTCCCGCACAGTCTGGGACTGGGAATTCGATAAAAACGAAGATAGATCAGTCCCCAGAGTGTCATTGCTGGGACAAGTATTCGAGTCTAGTTTATTCGACTGGAAACAGTATAAATCTTGCAAAATTAAGCAAGCCAAACAGCAAAAGAAGGGCCTTTTTACTGATGACGACACCTATGTAAGGGCTAGCCCTACGCGACGGTACCGCTATGAAACTGTGGCGAATGGAGTCGCTTACGAGGGTGGTTTTGTGTCAGACCACAAAGGAATAAGATCAGATAGCTCGATACGTCCAGTCAGCGGCTTTTTATCAGGGGCGAGGATTTTTATAACAGTTCTTCTGGTGATAGGGTCTGTAGTGGCGTCTATAATGTTATTGATTAACTTGTACCAAAGGACAGATTTTTATGACAGATAAAACGTTTATGTTTCAATATTATAACAGTAAATTCGGTGAATCTTCCGTGGAAGATACTGGGCTAATCTCAAAAGCAGAGGCTATGAAGCTTTTTAATACATATTATGAAGACGCGGTGTCTTCGATCCTCGACGGAGAGCAAGTGCAAATGGTTGTCTGGTGCGATTGTAGAACAGATACAGACTATGGAGCTATGCACGCAGAGATAGATTCTCGGGACATTAGAGTTATTGACGGCAAGCTGTGCAGCGTGCGATTTCTAGAGAAAGAAGACTTCGTATTTGGCGACAAATAAAAACCTTGACCGTTATCAAAAGATTTGCTAAACTAAAAGTGTTCTGGTTATAGGCGTTTCGTCTACCCAGTAGAACATTAAAAATTCAAGCACAGGCTGCTGGCGATAAGGCGGTCCTTTTCATGGTTATGCCAAACCAGAAACCGTTGCAACGGCGCCGCAAGAGCGCAAAGAGGGAAAACCCGAGTATACGTATCGTGTCTTTGGAAAATGCTCTGTCGCTAGCACTCTGTGCTTGAACGAACATTAACATCGTACATACACATTAGGCCGCCCACAAGTGCCTTGAGCAAGCATTCTGAGGAAACTTGAGCGACGCGGTATCAGCTGTATCCGTTTAGCAACAAAGCCACTGCGCTTACAGTGGGGCTGAGACGAGATTGTGGGCAGGCTTGTGTGTATGTACATCAACCGCAAACTGGACAGATGATATGCATAACTTCTATTTAGCCGCGCTGTATCAACCTCGCGCGCACAAAAAAACGTGGAACGTTGCTCTGATTGCTAGAGTCTATGCAACGTGTATCGTCTGTTCAACTGGTAGCACGAGTATCCTTCAAAACGACCAACGCCGAAAGGCGCAAATACTGTAGCGCTCGCGCTATCAACTGGCTATATAAGTGGCGGAATAACAGACTTGCCTAAGGCGCATCAGCCCAGACG